AAATGTATTATCATTTTTAGCTGTTGTTATAGCACCTGCAAAGGTAGCATTACCTGTAGTGTGGTCAAGTGTTACAGCATCTATAACACCTTCTTGAGTAATAAATAATTTACCATTTGAAGCTGAACTAAATCTCCAAGCTTTACCAGTTCCCGATGTTGTGTTTGTTAGATACAGTAAAGGTGCTGTGCTTGATAAGGTAGCGTTACCTGATATGTCTATACCTGTTGAGTTTACAAGCACCTTAGTTGAACCACCTGCGTCTTGTAATTTAAGGTTCGTTGCAAGAATATTCAAATCACCTGAACCAACCTCGTGAATATACGACTGATTATTAGCTGAGTGATATATCTTTAAGTCATTACCAGCACCAAATAACGCTTTGTCATCATCGCCAAAGTTAATGTCTGCTGAAGTTGTAATACCATCTGTTGTAATACTTCCTGTTATATCAACACCAGTTGATGTTGTTTCAAATTTTATTGAGTTATTATGATATAACCTTGCTGAACCGCTATTTGTAAATAAAGCATAAGTTTTAGAAGCATCAGAAGTTCTAAATCTTATATTATCTCCTTCAATAAATAATGAGCCTGTTGAACTATTTTCTTTAATAAAAGAACTATCACCATCACTATAAATTTGTAAATCATTACCATCACCAAACTGAGCTTTTTCGTTGTCTTCAAAGCTTATACCATTTCCACCGGCTGAACTAACTTGACTATCTACATAAGCTTTTACAGATTGTTGAGTCGGTACAAGCGTTGCAGAGTTTGAAGACATATTATCTTCATCTACAAAACCTGTTATAGTAATTGTACCGTCTGACAAGCTTCCGAAGTTTGCTGTTCCTGAAAGGTAGAGGTCTTTGAATCTTATACCTGATTCACCTAAATTAACTGTGTTATCACTTTCAGTATGATTTAATCTTGGTGTAATACCTGCACTTGTAAATCTTAAACCTGAATGACTGGCTTCGCCATCAATATAAAAACCACTTGATTGAATACCAATCTTACCAACTGTTGTATTGTCTTTACGTAAGTCAATAATAGTTCCATCACTTGTCATTCTATCTAGGAATAAAGGCGTACTTGCGTTTCTGCTTATAGCAATATTGTCAGGCTTTATAGCAACACCTTCGTTACCTGAGTCACTTGGTGGGAAAGTATTTGTAGTCCCAACTAATAAATTACCGCTACTATCTAGTCTTGCTCTTTCAGTACCATCGGTTGTAAATTTAAAACTCTTATAAGCATCAAAGTCAACACCACCATCAGTACGCCCATCTGAAGCATACGTTGAAATAGTTAAACCTCTATCTGATTGTGAACCTGAAATAATTGCAACTGTGTCATTACTTACTCCTGACATAACATGCAAAGTTTCAGTTGGTGAAGCTGTACCTAGTCCTAATCTCTCAGTACTTGAATCCCAAAAGAACTTAGCGGTTGTTCCTGTATCTTCGTAAAAGGATATGTCTCCATTAGATGCTATTGCTAGTCTTTTTAGTAATGAAGTATCATCTGATGTAAATAAATTTAATTCACTACCATAAGAATTATATTTTGCACCAAATGCTTTTATATTTACTGATGAAAGGTCACTAGCATAACTTCCATCAATAGCTAAACCTGAACCATAGTTAGAATTTACACTTGGTGTATTAATAATGATTCCAGTTCCAGTTCCTATTGTGCCTAATTCTATACCTGCTGTAGAAACTGGCAACCATGAGAAGCCTGTGGTGCTATCAACAGTCAATCCATCACTTGTAACTGTTCCTGTTACGTCTATGCCTGTTGAGCTTGTGGCTAGTTTGGCTGAACCATTATGAAATAATTTAACATCAGCACCCGTTATAAATCTTGCCATATTTTGTGAATTTGCAGTATCAAATATAGATACTTCTGCACCATTAGTTTGAATACTTAGGATGCCACCACCTGATTCTTTTATAATTGAATTTCCATTACTTGTTTGATGATAAATCTGTAAATCATTATCATCACCAAACTGAGCTTTGTCATCATCACCAAAATTAATATCAGCACTTGTTGTAAGACCGTCAGTAGTTATTACGCCTGTTACGTCTATGCCTGTTGAGGTTGTAGATACTTTAGGCGAACCTGCATATCTTAAAGTTACTGCACCGCCATTAAAAAATGATGCATATTGTGAATCACCAGCAGAATTTTTAAATACTAGATTAGTAGCGTGTAGTTCTAAATTACCAGCACCAGCATCTTTAATAATGCTATTACTACCATCATGATAAATCTGTAAGTCTTGAGAAGTTCCAAACTGTGCTTTAACATTGTCACTATACGTTACGTTACCTGTCATAGTTCCACCGGCTAGTGGAAGCTTAGTAGCTAATGCAGTTGTTAAAGTTGTGTTATAGTTTGCATCATCGTTAATAGCTGCTGCAAGTTCGTTAAGTGTGTCAAGTGTTCCGGGGGCCCCATCAATAAGGTCTGTAAGTTCTGCTTGTACGTAAGCTGTAGTAGCTATCTGAGTTGTATTAGTATTAGAAGCTGCTGTAGGTGCTGTAGGTATTCCTGTTAAGCTAGGAGAAGCTAGAGGAGCTTTAGTGTCTATTTGTGTTTGAATGCTTGATGTTACGCCATCAACATAATTTAATTCTGTAGTAGTTAGTGTAGCTCCATCAAGTATTTCTAACTCTGTTTCGTTAATAGATGCACTACCAATTACAAAGCTTGTACCTGTAATAGTAGTACCTGTAATAGCTCCTGCAGAATTACCACCTATTGTAACACCATCAATAGTACCAGCATCAATATCTACTGTATCAATATTAGCTGTTCCATTTATGTAAAGGTCTTTAAACTGTAAAGAGTTAGAACCTAAATCTATATCGTTATCTGTAACAGGAAGTATAGCTCCATCAGTTATGTAAAGCTGTTGTGTTGAAGTTCCGGATACATCTACCCAAAATTCTATATGGTCATTAGTTGTATCTATTAAAATCTTGTTAAGTGGTGTAGCTAATCCAGCATCACCTATTATACTTATGACAGGTCCTTCGCCTACAGTACCATCATGTTTATGACCTGTAGTATTTTCAAAAGCTGCAAGTAGCTGATTATATTCATCGTTAAATAATTCAGCAGTTATTAAATCGCCATCTGAAAATGTACTTTGTCTTGTATAACTTGCCATCTATTATCTCCTTCCTGAAGGTATAAAATCTATATAAAAACCATTTATAATGTATGGTGTTTTTTTATCGTCTGTTGAAATTCTAAAAGAGTTACTGTGTCCACTACCTTGAAGTGCCACTCTAACTAATGGCTGTTCTCCAGCTCCAAAGATTGAAGAACCAAATGTAGCTGAACCAAATAGTGAAGGTGCGTCCACTGTTAAATTATAATCAGGTGGTTGTGGTACATCTGTACTTTCGTAATTGTATCTTACTCTTAATGTTGGAGTTATATCTCCTTCCGGAGCTATTGACATTTTAATATAGTGTAAAGTTTTTAAAGTTCCTAAGTCTCCATAATCATAATCAGGAGTTTGATACTTAGCATCTATATTAGAGCCATCAAAAGAATCTCCACTATCATGAGTATAAACATAACCGTTTGTATCTCCATGATAATAAACTTCAATACCATCTTTATCAAAATTAGAATTTATTGAAGTTACTTCTAAACCTAATGTTTCTGACCATTCAAAACCATTTGGTCTTAATGTTCCTATAATACCTTTTTGTCCTATGTTAGGCTGTCCAGTATTTGTATAAAATAATCTGTATTGTGACTTTTCTCTAATAACCAAACTATTAATTGTAAAGTCATCAATGCTTCTAGCTAAACTAACTATCAAAGGCTGTATAGCTTTTGACACAGTTCCTAACTCTACGTCACCAATCCTAGCTGTACCAGCAACTGTTCTAATTCCATCCGGTGCTAAGAATACTAAGTCACCACCAATCTCTTGAATACTATAGCCACTTAAGCATCCTACGTTTTCTGTGATAGGGTCTACCCTTTCTCCTGCTGATAAACCAAATCCCATGTTCACATGTTTATAAATACTATTTTCACAAAAAACAATTAATTCATCACGGAAACCTTTAATACCTACTACTTGGTCTGATAAAGTATTACTTCCTCCACCTGAAAAATTATCAAAATCATTTACTGCAGAAAAAAATACTGTACTTAAATTATCAGCAACTCCTGCAGCTACTAATCTACTATCATGAACAGTGATAAATTTTACTGCTTTATTATTAGTAACATCTATTTCAGAAGAAAAAAATGTTCTAGTGTTTAAATTACCAGTACCTTCCATTCTAAAGCTATAAATTTTATTAGCTCCATCTGCTATAAAAACTTCTCCATAATCAAAAGTAGCTCCTTCTGCTAATGCAAAAGTACACTGACCTTGATTAGTTCTTGTTAAAGCAGTACGACCTGTAAAGGTTGTATAGTTATCTCCACTAGAATGGACTGCAGTTTTATTTATTTGTATCCAAGTAGCACCATCGTTACTAAAAAATATATCTGTTCCTGCACAAGCTATTACACCATCTGCATAAGGAAAAGTTCCTAATATATTTGTAGTACCACCTGTAGGTTGTGTTGGTGTTACAGTTCCAACTTTATACTTTGTATAACCATTAATACGCCTGTAACCACCTTCTGTAGCTACTTCAAAGTTTTGTAATTTCTTTGCAACTCCGGGGCTTTTAAGTAAATCAATAGAGTTTACTGATTTTACTAAGCCTCCGCTACATGCAACGGTGTAAGGTTGTGAACTTGCCATAATTTAAAAGTAGGTTCTATCGTCTGTCATGTACTTAGGGGCTGGAT